TCGTCGTCTGACAGCCCTAAACCGGACTTAGAGATATTCCTGCCCACGCCTATAGTTTCGTATCCGGCAGAACAACGGTAGACGTGGCTTTCTACACCCTCATGCCGTTTCAACATCTCAAGTAGTTTTTCGGTCACTAGTCGCAAAGCTCAGCTAGTTCTTTCCAGTCTTGTGCAGTCCAGTTCGAGGTATCTACGCCCGCCGGAAGCTCTACCGTAATGCCCGAGACGTTCGCACCAAGGAAAGCGCCTGCGGCGTTAGTGTTACCCTTCAAACAGGCCATAGCGTTGTCTTCGGGTGTAATCTCTAAGCTGTTTAACTGCGTACAGCCCGCAAAGGCTAAGGCTCCAAGAGCAAGTAATAGTCTCATTTGAACCATCCTGTAATTGTCTGGAATGTTCGCACTGGGTAGTAGAGAGCGCCTGATTTAAACCGGCCTAAGCCCAATACGCCCAAAGCTTCTCTAAACACTTTGTCGGCCTGCTTTTGGTTCTTAACAACGCCATCGCCGTGGGTGCATAGGTAGTCGTGGACCACTGCCGCCTTTCGGTTTTTTGCGTTCGCTACAGGCACTAGCCACCGAAGCAGCTTAGGTACACTCGCCAGATCAGTGCAATACCCCGCAGGCACGGTCACGGTGCGCCCCAGAACGTCGCTATAATACACCAATGGGGCATGTAGCCGCCATCCACCATCCACAGCTTCGGCAACTAGCGCGGTCTGGAAGTGGCTCATAATACGCACCTAGGGCTTGTTAAAAAAACTAAAGTAGGAACCCGTTAACAGGGCACCTAAGAATATGTAGGTAAAGGTCTTGATTACGGTATTTGCCGCAGTACGTTTAGCTGACCGCCAAGAGTCTAGAAGGTCGCGTATTTCACGCATGTCATGAACAGCGTCGTCGTCTTGTAAACCCACGTCACGTAAGGCTTTTTTGGCCCCCGCCTCCGCAGCACGCTGTATCATCGCTTCTAGCTCTAACTCGGTCATCTCATGGGTACTCCTACTGCTTTAAAACAAACTAAATAGCGTCTAGTTCATCATGCGTAGTACAGGCGTTAATAGCTACAATACGGGCATCTTTAACAGCTTTAGCCGCACTTACGGCTTCTAAGTCCCCATCGGTTGCAGTGTCGTCCATTTCAACCTGTAGTTGATCGTTAACCACTTGTTGAAATTCAGACTTAGCTCGGCCGATTAAACCAGACTTACGCTCGTCAACAGTAATATCACGCACTGCATAGACAATCTGTACGGGGTCCGTAGTTATGTCGAACGTGTGTCCGTTTAGGGTTTGGCGGTTTTCAGCTACGTCGGGTTTTACTTCAACCGCTGACTTCCAACCAGACTCGCCCGCAGGAGGCTGCGTGTCCCAAACTTGTTTTACTTCGTTGTTTACTACTCTTACAAATAAAGACATGAGAGTCTCCTTATTAAGGAATTAAGGTTTTGTCGTCGGAAAGTTTAATCGCTAGGAGCTGAAGCAAGTACCGCCTCGTAAGCTTGTTGCCCTTCCATTGAATCTCTATACTCGTTAAACAAATTTAGTTCTTCCGCTGTAGGGTACTCTTCCGAAATATTTGCTAGCGCCCAATTTTGCAATACTTTTAATTCTATAGTCTCAAGACAATTTCTGTTTAGGTCTATGTTTTCCGTTTTCATACTCATAGTTGTGTTTCCCTAATCAAAATATTGATAATTGCAACCAGTAAGGTTTTTGTTTGCGGTTAGTCCGGGCATAGCTTTTGTTACTATAGTGTGCCCTCCTGATCCGTCTAAGGTCATTTTAGACATACTGTGTTGGTACGGAGCAACCGTCTGTCTGTGCCATATATACATATCTTTTCCGGCCCCAATGACCATCTGTATGTTTTGGTTGCTCCCTATAGCAGCCATCACATCAATAGCCCAGTCTATATTAAAAGAAGTATCACACTTAAAAACCACTGCTTGTGAATTGGATGAACAGCAAACGACGTTTGTAGAAATAGCCGTAATGCAGCTAGTGCCGGGATTAGCACCACCACTTGCAGCTCGTATGTCACCAAAAAAATCAGAAATAACAACTGTTCCACCCGTCGCGGGGGTATACATATAGTCTCCATAGCCGCCTGTAACGAGTAAAGCTACGTCTTTAGTCACAGGTGCAATACCTTTGACTCGCGGGTATGACTGGCTAGAGCCAAGCTGAGACGACGAAAAGGAAGGTGGGTTGTAGGGGGTTTGGTCCTTTGCTATATAAACGTACTGTCCGGTACCCCAACTAGCACCCATATTAACCATATAATCGCCAAAAGTAGGGTTGGCTAGAGTATCGCGTTGCAGCATCCGCGTTAGTGGGGCTGTGGTTTGGTGAGCGGGCTGTCCTTGGCTATAGGTAGTCGTACCTGCACTGGAGTTAAAAATAACATAGACGTTACTTTGTCCAACATTGTAGTGAGGGTAAGTTGTGGTCATCCAATTAGAAGCATCAGGATTGTATGTAACTTGTCCGAAATAGCTTCCATAAGTAGCGTATCCTTGAGGGTCCATTCTATAATAAGTGGCATTGTTAGAAGAACTGACAGAGACCATATTTTTATAGGAAGAAGATGTCGTATTAGCGCTAGCCAGAGCAACTATTGTACCCCCCTGCGCCTCACATATATTAATATAACCGGCACCCCCTACACCCGCCATATAGTTTGAGCTTTGTTGACCAAGGGATGTAATGGTATTAGTTTTAAAATTGTATATTTTATGGTCAGAGGTATAGGTGCTGCTGTAATAAGGAATAAATATACGTTCCCCGGTAAAACCTGCGGTTACCCCCTGAGTTGGCCAAATACCTTGCTTCACATAGTCCGCAACTTGGTCCATAGTCCAAACGCCGGACGCGGCACCATCTTCCAATGGCCCATCTGGCACTGGTCCGTCTTTAGTTATAAACCCACCGGGCCACTTTCCACTCATTTGACTCTCCGAAGTGCTTTCTTCTGGTTAAGGCGTTCTTTGATCGTAGCAAAAGGGGCATCCCAGTCACCGAACGACTCTTGCCGCAGTAGCTTCATTGTATCGTAGTAGGGGCAAGTATCGCCCTCCTGCGCGTAGAAAAAGTAAGGCATGACCGGGATGATCGTCCAAGTCTCAACGCCCATTGCAGCCGCTAAGTGGCTGACTGAAGTACAGGAAGAGATAACCAGATCACACGAGGCCGTAGCCTGTCGGGTATCTTCCCAAGAATCTAGCGGAACCTGCTTAACCCAAGGCGGGCAAGCCTCCGCACCTTCATCGCGCTGTAAGGAGATAAACTCCGCATCAACGTCTTTCAGGGCATCAAACATAAGGTCGTACGGGAACTTCTTCTGGTGTTCTGCTTCAAACGCCGTCTGCCCCTGCCACCGTAAGCCAATGCGCTTTCGGAAACCCTTAATGGTCTTAGGCTTAGTGATGTATGCCTCGCCTGTCAAGTCCTCTAACTCAAAGCCAAGCGGGACTATGGCCGACATGCCCTGCACATAGAAGTCGTGATAAACGCCCTGACAGCAATCGTGCTGAACAACCGAGCTTACCCCCTCAACGTCCACAAATAGTGAGGCAAGAGGACCCGAGCAGGCTACGATAACCTTGCACCCGCGAGCAGCGATGTGCTTAGCAAACCGGACTTGGTGTATCTGATCGCCCAAGCCGCCTTCTAAGTTAAGCAGCACTGTGCCTTTGGTCTTTCCGTCCCACGGTGATGTAGGTGAGTTAGGCGGAGGGTTTCCAAAGACTCCCACTATCCGGCCACGATCCATTAGCTGATAGCCTTCCTGTATTTTGCCTTGACGCAACAAATACCACCCACGGTTAAATGCCGCTCGATGGTTATTTGGTTCTTCTTTTTCAATCTTCTGGGCTAACTGCCACCCCTCTGCAAAGCTACCCATCTTAGATGCCGTTAACTGGAGGTCTAGGTCATGTATCTCAGGCGTTGTGCGGGGCGTGTCTAGCCAGAACTCAGGCTGACAGAACGTGCTGTAGTGGTGCTTTAATACGTCTTTAGGGTCTTCATTGTGCTGCTTGGCAAGCACAGGCTGAATATCGTGCATACCTTCGTAGCCGTGTATCTCTTCGTCATCTTCTTGGACGCTCGTGCCGTCAATAGCCTCAAAGTCGTAATCAAAGTCGGGCAGGTCCAGAAAAGCGTGAATGCGGTCAAGCTGAGACTTAGGGTCAGCAATGAGGTCATCGTATTCAACTAGGCAAAAGCATTCTGGATCGTACTGATAACCGGTTTGTAGCGTAATATAAGCGGCCTTTAAATGATCTGATAACTGCCCAGAATAGATAAAATCATCAAGATTCTCAGGTTTAGCGACACGCACAAAAGAGGCCATGCACTCTGGTATAGAGCGCACAGTGGCAATGATCTTAGGCTTAGCGCCCACCACTTCAGTCATCGCCTGCATAATCTGCGGGATTGGCCAACCACGGCCCTTGTCTATAATAACCGGCGCTGCAACGTCCTCGTAAAACGCGTCAATGACCCCGCGCATAGAGTTAACCAGTATCTTGTGGTTAGCCTCGTCCGCACGCAAAAGACCCGTCGAGTGCCACGTATTAGCCATCCCATCCAAAGCAAACACCAACCCCGACGTGGTGGAAACGTGAGTCTGTTTGTTCTGGTTAAGTATCGCCGCAAGTACCGTAGAACCTGATCGGGGTACGCCTGCCATAAAATGTAGCTGTTTTTTCATAGTCATGATGTTTTGGTTATGGTGATTTAAGCGCTTTAGAGTCAGAGTACCCTGCCGCCACACTTAACCATGTAGTCAGCGCGCCTATTTGTACTGGAGAAGAATAATTAGTAGTGTTGTTTGTTCCCAAACGTCCATTAGCATTAGAACCACCAATCGCCCAAAGAGTACCGTCGGTTTTAGCAGCTATGGAATGTTGATACCCTGCCGCCACACTTAACCATGTAGTCAGCGCGCCTATTTGTACTGGAGAAGAATAATTAGTAGTGTTTCCTTG